ATAGGTATTTCTCGTATGAGATTTGAAAGGTATATTTCTGCTTTTTGTCTATAAGTAAAGACAACACTGTACTCGAAGTGTAATTCGTGTTGCTTATGATTTAAGGAAATCGCGTTTATGCATTCGAAATATGTAGAACTAAGATTTCACAGTTACTTAGGTCAAAACTGTGCTCTGAATTGTTCCGTTAACACCGGGAATGGTTTGGTGATTGGGTTTCGAGGTGTAACGTAGGAGTATAAACATGAACAAAATCATGGATGTTCGGCGTCAGCTGACGAAGGGGATGTATTTACGTAAGTATCATAATCCTCGTGCTAAGAAGACTCTTGGGTGGATGTCACAAAGCCCTGGTGCTCCATTGGTTAATGGGCATATATTCAAGAGTTTACGTGAACAGGGGTTCTATCTTGACGTAGAAGCCGATAATAAATCCGTCTATGATGAAAATCAACTTTGGGCGGCTTTAGGCAGATATGCTGAAAGGGTGCAGTTTTGCCCTGATGAAGATGACTTGCAGAACGCGGTTAACGCTGCAATGCGAGTCTTCGGTTGTGATGGAACTAAACTTAGTAGGCTAGAAGGTGCTGAGGAGTTATCCAGAGCCCTTAAACTTGAGAAAGCGAGTGGCGCTCCATGCTTTACCACAAAGAAAGACGCTTTCGAAGGTGATTACCAGCGCATGCTCCGCGTGGCTGCTGGTAGCAAGGCCCCCGAGCCGTGTGTCGCTGCCAGGCGCATACAACACGGGGACAATGGTCCGAAAACAAGGTTGGTTTGGAGTTTCCCGCTCTCAATGACCATGCTTGAGGCCAAGTTTGCGAGGCCGTTGATCGCATACTTCTTGCGCGTCCAGACGCCTATGGCGTTCGGATTGCATCGCTTCCATCTAGCCGGTCGTCTCGTGAAGATAACCAACTCTAGTACCCGTCTCGGTTTGGACTTTAGTGGGTTCGATTCTAGCATTGTTCCTAAGCTTATCGCTAGTGCATTTGCTATTTTGAAGACACACTTTGATTTAGATGAGGATGGTTTACGCGAGTGGAAAATTGTGGAGAGTTACTTTATCCACACCCCTATCCTAATGCCCGATGGCAATATTTATCGTAAGCATAAGGGTGTTCCAAGTGGGAGTTACTTCACTCAGATGGTTGATAGTATAGTCAATTATATCGCATTGCGGTATTTAGCTTTACGACTAGACTTCTCCTTCTCTGACGATAACGTTCTAGTGCTAGGCGACGATAGTGTCGTCGGTGTTAGCAAGGCTTTCTCTCTCTCTGTTGTTAGTAAGGTTTTAAAAGAGGAGTTAGGGTTGACTGTTAACGCCGAGAAATCGGAAATCACCCATTATGGTGATGAGTACGCGTTTCTTGGACACGCATGGGTGAAGGGGTTGGTGACCCGGGATCCCGTTGAGACCGCCAAGCGGCTGGCCTTCCCTGAGAGGCCTAAAGCCAAAGATCTTGACCCTAGGGAATACATTGCTGCGCGCATGGTAGCCAGCCTTGTAGATTCTACACAAGCATGGCCTCTTTATCGAGGTTGGAATAGAGCGCGTGATAATATATTAATGCGATGTTTCACACCTGTGCAGTTGGACGTGTATGATACCTTCGGCTGGGAAAGACTGTTAGATGCGTCGGACGATGATCCAAATTCAAAGTTCGG